GGGAGAGGAGTGGATGGAGGGAGGGGAGGGAGGGGAGGAGGGGATGGAGGAGAGGATTCGTAAGAAAAGACTCGAGGTACAACGTTTTATTCATCCATTTTTACCCTTTATTCCCATCCATAATCATTCATTTTTATTTATTCCTGATTCTCTTTTATTTCATTCTCAATATATTCATTTTCATATTTTTGCTATTTGGTTCTTCTCTCTTTCTAATCTCTCTATTCATCAATTCGACCTTTTTACTCTTTTCTCTCTCTTTCATCATATTCCCTTTTATCCCTTTTTGACTCATATCCTTCATTAATTATTTTATTTCTTCGGTTTTCTTTATTATATCTTGTTCTTTACGAATCACTTTCTCTAATGTATAGACAGTATAAGATGAGGTTGACATATAAATCGATGGTTTCATTTCCATTTGTTCTGCTTGATATTTATCAGGACAATCGCAAGGTTCATCCATTTCATTTATCGATTTGGCGTGTGCCTTTTTTTTGATTTCATTCGTTTCAAACACCTCTTTTACATAATCATAAATTTCATTCAAACTATCTTCAAAATGTTGATATGGTTCGGTGGCTCTTTGTTTTCCTCCACCTTTTAATTCTTCTTCTAATAATTTAAAAATATTCATCATTTCATTTACTGCCATTATATACTTTCTTTTTATAAAATTGATTGGAAAAAAACACAATAATGGAATGATACACTTTATCCTTATAAGAATGGTAAAAAACGCTGGTGGTTGTCGCACAAAAGGTCTTGCTCGTAAAAACGAGACACAACATATGTCTAAACTCCGTATGTCGGAATGTCCTGAAGAAAAATATGCTATTGTAAAAAAGATTTTCGGTGGTTCTCGATGCGAGGTATTTTGCGACGACCATATTGGTCGTCAAGGAATTATTCGCGGAAAATTTTCGGGAAAAAACAAAAGGCGAAATACGATTGGTCCAGGAACAATTGTTTTGGTTGGATTAAGAGATTGGGCTACAGTCAAAGAGGGAAAAATCGAGGAATGTGATATTCTAGAAGTTTATTCTGCGATTGAAATCGACCAGTTGAAACAGCGTCCAAATTTCCCGAATGATTTTCTGGATGATTCTATGCGTGACATATTTGGTGCTTCAAAAGCAGGGAAAAAAACCGACGAATTTGTCTTTACAACGGAAGAGATAGAAATAGTCCCTCAAGTTCTCCCTGAAGACGTTGTTCTTATGGAAACTGGCGAAGAAATCGATATCAACGATATTTAGTTCTTGTAGAGCAAATCATATTGTTGGTTAATAATTAAGTCATAAAGATATAATTATATTTATGACTTTTTTTATGACCGGTATCTAAATGAGGGGATAACTAGCTTCTAATAAAATCCCACATTGTCCTTGGCCGTCATTATATTGTGGTCCGCGACCCAATTTAATATATCCTCCTTCCCCCCAAGTTGGTCCCCATGAATTTTTCACTAAATAATAATCATTCGAGTTCTCAGAACCATACCCAACGACGAGAACCCCATGGTCCAAGGTTGTCCCACATTTTCCAGTAAAAACCCCGGATTTATACAATTGGAAATCGCGTTGGTCGGCTTCAATAGCAATAGAAACAGGTTGTTTCGCAATAGCCGTCATCAACGCATCATCTGTAGGGTCAACATCTACCCATGATTGTATTTTGCTTTTTGGAACATTTTCACACGTTTTTTTACAAGCCTCTGTTTGACCATTTCCAGAAATATAAGGATAATTCTCTTCAGAGCATAATCCCCCGTTCTTCGATATCCACGAGAAAGCATTATCCATTAATCCTCCATTACATCCGTGATCACGTCCCCCATTTTTTAATGTATCGCAATCTACTAATTGTTGCTCTGAAAACTCTATTAATTTCCCCGTTTGAATAGCATAAATTCCTTCTAAAGCCCCCGTTGTAGAAAAGGCCCAGCAACTTCCACATTGGCCTTGGTCTTTTACAGGAGTGACTGCTCCCCTGGTTACCCAATCAACCTCTTGCTCTATTGTCATAAAGGAATAATTATGACTAGATACAATCGGGGTTCTCACATTCTCTTGTAAAAATGTATTCTTTATGACATACTTAATGAAATCGAATTCATCCATTCCCGAAAATTGGTTGTGACCCAATTGATAGGATTTGTTTTGACTATTCACATAATCAATAAATTGGTCATTTGTCATCCATTTTCTGAGAACATCATAAAAATGGGATTTGGTTTCGAATTGGATGCGGAACTGGTCGACCCAGTTCTCGAATCTTTCGAAAAATTGGTTTGTTGCTGATATAGTTGATAGAGAGATGCAGAGAAAACCCAAGAACTTCATAGTATATACTTTATATATCTATTTTCTATATTGATTTATTAGACAATTTGGATACGAATTTTGCGTTTTAAATTATGTTCATCTTCGAATATAAATAATTGGAATGAATGTTTGGAATAGTTCTCATATTCTGTGTATGTTTTCAATCGAGAAAGCATTTGGACGCCTTCTAAATAGACCATATAAACGAATCCGCCATCATTTTTCTGGAGTTTGTCAAAAAGGATTCCTATTTGTGGTGTTTGAATAAGGCTAGGGGTCGTTATACATCGGTAGAGAAGTTCGCAATTCGTTTGGATTTTGCGAATAGAGCGCATCGATGTATTCAGATAATCGATATTTTTTATCCATCCTGTAAGGAATTCTTGTGCTTCTTGAGATGGGTTCTCTATTAATTTGTATTTTGGATGAATAGATAGAATCATCATATTTAATAAATCCACTAATCGGCGTATAGGGCTTGTGATATGGGCGTAATATTTGGCTTTGAGAACTTCGTGAGAAACGTCGGGTTGAAAGAGAACATATTGTCCTGAAACGGAATTCCAGTTATTGATTACGCGTTGGGTTTCCGCGGGTAGTCCTAAAGGAATAATATTGGATTGTGGGTTTATAATAGCGGCTTTTCGATAAATCCCTTGTTGGACTGTTGCTAGATGTTCACCGCAAATCATATTCATTCGAATCATCCAATAAGAAACAACATCGTGGCTATCTGAAACGTTTTTATCGAGTAATTGTGAAATGTCATAAAGGGATTGATATGGTGGGTGTTGGATGAGAGCAGGTTCTTCATATCGATAATTCTTTATGACAGTTATGATGGTATTTTTGAATGAGGTATGTAGTATTTCGCCGGTGGTGGCGTTTATTCTGAGGTCCATCGCCAGAGCGAAACGCGGTTTGTTCTCTTGAAGACTACAAAGACTATCTGAGAGAATAGTGGGTAGCATAGGCCGTTTTTTATCGGGTAAATAGATAGTGCTGACACGATTGGCGAAAGATTTCCAAAGGTGGAGTGTTTCAAGCCATACATAGACATTCGCGATATAAATAGTAAGATGGAGAGTATTATCGTCTGTGGTGGTGATAGAGAACGCGTCGTCGAAATCGAGACTTCCAACGGGGTCAATTGTGAATGGTTTTGCCGTTTTTCGGCGGTCTTCAATATGGAAGTCGGGGTTTTTGAGAATTTGTTCGATATATTCTTCGTTCGTTTGTTTTTGTAATTGTTCTCTCGCTTTACTTGTGAAATGGTTGATGGAGACGTGGAGGCTTTTACAATATAATTGGTATTCATAGAAAGATTCGAGGTGGTTTGTTTCGCCGATAGTAGAAAGGAGAGAGCCGTGAGGATGTTCTTCGTTCCAATGTTCGAATTTGAAAACAACATATTTGTTTTTGAACACTTTGGAGAATCCAATAGGTGGGTCATAAGGGACTAAAAAAACGGGGAGATGATTATCGTCGGGGATGACTTTATATAACAATTTTTTAGAACGTCCATATGTGCGATTGCCTTCGAGAACGAGAATGCCTGCTAAGGGGGTTCCAGAACGGATGTGCGAAAAAAAGGTTTCAATAGTATTCGAAGAGGGGTCATAAAGAAGAATATCTTTAGAAAAATGTTTCATGGGTGTGATTTTTTCAATTTCATCTTTATGACAATTCTCGAAGCCTTCTTCTGGGGTATAAGACCAAGAAGTATATTTGCGGTCGTGAATAATGACCTTGTATCTAATTGCCATAGTGTTCTCAATAATATATGAAAAAATATTTATATGGTTTTTTCTCGTGGTTGTTTATAAATGGAGTTTGATTTATTGGAATGGATATTGATGATTGCTTTGATTGTGGCGTTATTTTGTTCTCTAGTGATTAGTTGGCGGGTGTATATAATGAAAGATAGTCATTATAAACGGGGATTTTCGACGTGGCAGATGCCGATGATATTTGCCATTTTGGCGGATTTATATTTGATTCGATGAATTTATTTTCTTTTCTTACAAGACATCTTACAAGAGTCACGGCATCTTCCTGCTTTACCTCCTTTACGTGTGGAACTCTTTTTGGAGTTACGGCGGGTTCTTCGGCGACCTCCTTGTGTTCGTGAGAACATACTAGAGAAACCGCGTTTTACTGTTGAACCAATACTTGAACCAATACGTGAACCAACACGTGAAACATTACTAGCAACAGCAGAACCTTGATTGACTTTAAAAACAAACTCTTTTCCATCAGCACTTAATCCTGAATAAGAATAAGATGATGATGGATTTTTTGTAGAACTAATAACACCATCGACGCGGACATAATACACATGAACGTTTTTGTCTCCACTTGAAAAACGAGAAGCTTCTTTTTGATAATAGGATAAAATAATAGCACCAGCAGGAACATTTGGGATGGATTGAATTAATAAGTTTAATTCTGGTCTAGAACGTTTAGTAGGACTATTTCTTATTATGTCTTCATATTGTGTGCGGTTAAATATATGCGATGTTGGATTTTCTTTACTTAAATTATTTTTTGTATCTTGAATAATAGATGTAATAACTTCAATATCAAGTGGAAGATTGACTAGAGTAGTATATTGTTCAAATGTAATATCAGATTCATCCGCAAATTCATTAAAAAATTCCCATAATTGTTGGTATCGTGCTATTGATTTTAAGCGAATAAGAAGTTCCTTATATAAAGACGAATCGGCAAATTTTCGTTGTGATGGAGATACTACAGAAGGCATCTTAACATCTTGAATCGATATTTCACCAGAAGATGAACTCCAACTACTTTCACTTGAGGACATTGATGATATAGAATCTTGTTTTTGTAATAATGGATTCGTTCCACTTACTGAAGTTGATACATTATATGTGTAATTACCGTTAATTGGTTTTAAATTGGTGATTCTATTCAAATAAAAAACGGCATTACCGTTTTGTGCACCAACAGAATATTCTTTTTGAAGGTCAGCTAGGGGCATCGATACTCCACCGCTTGTTACATTCTTTACTTCAATACCATCGTATGCCCCACTACCAAGCCCAAGTGTAGCGACGTTTGTTGCCATACTACTAGATGTACCAACAATTTCTCCGGTAAAATGAATTCCTTCATAATCCCATTCATATTCTCCTTTCATATTTTGAACCGAGTCCCATGTCGGGTGTTGTGGAGGAACAGATTCTGCCATACTTTTTATATAATATCCTTATATAAAAATTTATTGATTTTCGTAACAAACGAATCTATTTCCTAAATAAAAAATCTTCGGTTATTATACTTTTTTCGGGTATTTTCGTTGAGTTCGTCCTCCAGATTTTTTGGCTAAAGGCAATTCGAGAACTTGGCGTCTAGATTTCATTTTAGTAGCACAAGGGCATGGTTTAATTTTTTCAGGTAATTTCACAGCAAATTTCAAACGAAATTGTTGGTGTAATAATTCGTCTTCCGGGTTCCATTTCAAATTCCAATTATCTCCTGTTGGTAAATATTCATTTCCCCAAAAACGGTCACCAATAAAAGTCATGAATGAACCTACCATGTCTTTTGGTGGTGTCATAATATCAATAATATGTTCGGTTGGGTCATTCTCGCGTGCTTCAACCGTTTTTTCTTCAAAATGTTCAACCGCCAATCCAATAACATCATATTGAACCCCTTTTGAATCTTTTATTTTACCGTCTCTTTCCAAATAAACCGATTTCTTTTTAGATTCACCTAATAATATTTTATAATTGCCTCCACTAGGTCTATACTCGTTCTTTCGAATACTCTGTAATGGTCGGCCCTCTGTATCAAACTGTTTTAATCCATTTATTCCAAAAATAATATTCAAACAAAAAGGTATATCCAAGGAATATTTCACGATTGTTTCTAATTGGTCCACAGAAGGTAATTCATATTGTGACTTCAAACCCGTCTTAAAACCCTCTAAAAACCATCGATCTCTAGAAAACAACTCGGTTCCAATTTCTCTAACGGTTGCAGCTCTAAAAAACAAATCATACAGACGTTTGTATCGAATAACAATAGATAAAGCAGAATTGAGAACTTTGCTTGCTTCCAAAGGGAGTATTTCTGAAAATTTTAATTGTTGGAAACTTTGTTTACTTAAAGCCGTTACAATCAATCTTCGCAGATTGACTTCTTGAACAATTATCAAATCCCCTAAATAATTGGGGTCAAATTTATAAATATCATTTTTGAACGGATATACATAACCATTTCTAGCATTTTCTTCTTTATTAATTTCATTCAAATATACAACCATAGAATCACTCTTTTTTTTGGCTAATGCCTGTAAAAACGATTTATATTCCTTTGTTAAACCAGACAAGAATCCCGTCCCAAATAGTCCCGATGTTTTTTTTGTAATAACGCCACTACTCATATAATTTATATAAAGATATTTTATGTTATTATACTATGCTTCTCATCGTTGAATCACCATCGAAATGTCTCAAAATAGAATCATTTGTTCGATGTAAATGTATCTCTTCTAAAGGTCATATAAGAGAATTAAAAAAGCTCCCAGAAAATCCAAGAGATGAACCTACCTATGAGAACATTCCCGAAAAAAAATCGCATATTGAGTCTATGCGTAAAGTCATAAAGATGTATTCACCAGCAGATATTTATTTGGCTACAGACGATGACCGTGAGGGGGAGGCTATTGCGTGGCATATTTGTCAGGTGTTCGGATTACCCGTAGAAACTACAAAACGGATTATTTTTCACGAGGTTACTAAACCGGCCCTTCAAAAAGCGGTTTTGAATCCAATTGTCATAAATATGAATATTGTAAAGGCTCAACAAGCGAGGCAAGTTCTCGATTTAATGGTAGGATTCAAAATCTCGCCACTCTTATGGAAATATTTATATAGGAATAAAGACAATAGTTTATCGGCAGGTCGATGTCAGACCCCAGCATTACGTCTTGTGTATGACAACGAAAAAGAATGTTCTCAAGCAGTTTTGTCACAAAGTTATAAAATTGTGGGGGTATTTTTTTCCAAAAAATTAGAATTCGTTTTATCTAAAGAACTTGAGAATTCCGAGAAAGTATGCGAATTTTTCGAATTATCTAAATCTTTCAAACATATGTTCTCAATCGGTCAAAAAAAGATAATACAACAAAATCCACCGCGACCCTTCAGCACATCCAGTTTGCTACAATCTGCGTCATCGAATCTGGGGATAAGTCCTAAAGAAACGATGTCTATTTGTCAACAATTATATCAAGATGGATTTATAACTTATATGAGAACCGACGCGCAAACTTATTCTCTGTCGTTCCTAGAGGAGGCGAAAAAATGGATTTTAGAGGAGAAAAAACGTCCAGAATATGTAGGCGATTTAGAGAAACTGACAGAAGCGGTGGGGGCTCACGAGGCAATAAGGGTGACTCATATAGAAGGTGAGAAACCAGATGGGGGTAAGGCTAAAAAATTATATGATTTTATATGGAAGAATACGGTTGCTTCGTGTATGTCGACTGCTACTATGGAGCAGACGCCGGTATATATGAGTTGTCCACAAATAGGGGGTATGGATGGACTTCGATATGAATATACAATAGAGGTCCCAGCTTTTTTGGGTTGGAAATCGATATATCCGGAAAAGGGGGGAGAACAAGGAAAAATGGCGATATATTTTGCGAGTTGTCATAAAGAACAATCTTTGGTGGAGGCTAGCGCCAAAATAGCGGTTCACGGTCATAAGTCACATTATACGGAGGCGGGTTTAATAAAACGGTTGGAAGATGTGGGGATAGGTCGGCCATCAACCTATGCGTCTTTAGTAGAAGTATTAATGGAACGCGGATATGTGAAAAAAATGGATATAGATGGGGCGATAATAAAATGTTCGGAATATGTTCTCGAAGGGGGGGATATAAAGGAGGTTATTATAGAGAAAAAGGCGGGACAAGAGCGCGGGAAACTGGTAATACAACCTACTGGTGTTTTAGTGGCCGAATTTTTGACGGATAGTTTCGCGTCTTTATTTGACTATGGATATACGGAGGCGATGGAAAAAGATTTAGATGAAATGGCGCGGGGTGTAGAAAAGGATATATGTGGAGAATGTAATGAACAGATAGAGAGATTGATAAAGCCGATAGAGAAGAAGAGATTTTCTTTGAAAGAAACGGAAGAATATTATGTAGTATTTGGTAAATACGGTCCGGTAATTCAACATGTGACGAATAAAAAGGATTTTCGGCAAATTCGGGTAAAAATAGATATGGACCGGTTAAGAAAGGGGGAATATTCTTTAGGAGAATTAGAAGACAGAGGGGAAGAAGTTCTCGGTGAATATGAAGGAAATCCAGTAATTCTTTTGAATGGTCCTTTTGGCGAATATATAAAATACAAAGAGGAGAACATTCCATTAACGGGGTTTTCGGCGTCTTCAGCGCCTTCGGCGCAATCAACGATGAATACCCTTTATGACAAATTCGTAGAATATTATTCGAATCGTTCTCAAGAAAAGACGAATCCAAAAATAATAAGAGAACTAACGGAAGATTTATCTATAAGAAATGGCAAATATGGAGCATACATACATTATGAAACGCCTGGTATGAAAAAACCGCAATTTTATAAATTGAAAGGGTTCAAAGAATCCTACAGGTTATGTCAAAAAGAAGTAATATTGGAATGGATACGCACAACATATAATGTGGGCTAAAAAAACTATAAAATCTCTTAGCATATCATATATGGTAGAATTTGATTATTCGACATTATTTCCAACAATATTTCGATATTTTGTTTTAATCCTATTATATGTTATTGTATTTGCGAATTTTTCAAAAGTAAACATCAAATTTATATTATTTATGGTAATGATGATATTGACGTTTTTTACAACTATATTTGTAGGTCGAGATATGTTTTCTTCTATAGGATTAATGAAGGCGGTATATGGAACGTTTATGGAGAACGACCCATTAGAATATAAAAATCCATTTGTATTTTATTATGTGATATTGATTGGAATAACTATTCTTTTATTATTATGTTCGATATCGATGATATTGGCTGTATTTGACTATGGTAAAAAAACGACAACTGATTATATGACTTATAGGTTGACACCGATGAATTCGGCGTTAATAAATGATTTTGAACTATCGTTTCAAACCTATATGATTTATTTGTCGATATTTATATATTTTATCATTTTCGCCCATACACAAGGGACAACGAAAGTATTGATGTTTAATATAGCTTGTATATTGATGTCTATAGTAATATTGTATATGTCGGTATATGGTTGTTATCTTTCGGTAAAGTTTTTGGATAATAAAAAGTATAAGAGGCAATTATATCAGTAAGATGATAAACATCGAAGAAAAGGTGTAAAAATATATGATTGAAAAGATAAGTTCAAAAACACATAAATAAAACCTGATAAAATTTCATATAAGAGAATGAAATTTTATGAAACAACGGCAGAAGAATATATAGCAGCAGTAGACAATTATAATATTCATCCAGAATGGACTGCCGAACATTTTCCAAGTTCTCTAAAAACCTTTGAAAATATGATTGTATATGGTCCGGTGGGTTCGGGAAAATATACGCAAGTATTAAATATACTTCGTAGGTTCAGCCAAAGCGAATTAAAATATGAAAAAAAGATGACGGTTCAAAGTGAAAAACAAACGTATTGTTTTCATTTATCGGACGTTCATTATGAAATCGATATGGCATTTTTGGGGTGTAATTCGAAAACTTTATGGCACGATATATTTTTTCAAATCGTGGATATTATTTCGGTGAAACCGGACAAAAGTGGGGTAATAGTATGTAAAAATTTTCATATGATACATAGCGAACTATTAGAAATATTTTATAGTTATATGCAGAGAATTACATCCACTTCTGTAAAATTCGTTATTATTACAGAGCATATAAGTTTTATTCCAAATATTATATTGAATTCGTGTGCTATTATTTCTATAAGAAAGCCAACAAAGGTAGAATTGTTCGAAATGGTGAAAAAGAATGCCAAAGGATTCAAAGAGGGGGCTACTTTTCAAAAACGTCTTGCTGGGAAATCGTGTTCTATAGAAAAAACAAAAGAGGTTCTCTCTTCTATAGATACAAATACGATATTAAATTTAAAAGAGATTCAATCATTTTCTTTAGTAAAATCCGATGAGAACTTGCCGGTGGATATTTTCAATCTAATATGTGACAAAATTATTTATGAATTAGAGAACATAGACACGATTCCATTTACCCAATTCAGGGATTCTCTTTATGACATAATGATATATAATTTGGATGTGGTAGAATGTGTATGGTATATTTTAGTATATTTTATAAAAACGGATAAATTTAGTGGAGAAGATATATCGGATATTATTCAAAAAACCTATTCATTTTTACAGTATTATAATAATAATTATAGACCAATTTATCATTTAGAGAATATAATGTTTTATATCATAAATAAATTAAAAAAATATGATGTCAGTAAATGATGCCAAGAATGTTCTCAATTTATGTGTTGAGAACCCGTCGGAAGAAGAAATTAAAAATGCATATCGAAGAATGGCTTTGAAATATCATCCAGACAAAAATCCAACGGAGGAATCGGTTGAAAAATTTCATAAAATACGTGAAGCGTATGAAGTTCTCACAAATTGCTCTGAGAGTTGTCATAAAGAAGAATATTTGGATAAATTGCGTGAATGGTTGGCTTATTATATGGATGAAAAAATAGTGGAAAAGATAATAGAAGGGATACAAATATGTTCTCAAGAATCGGTTCATATAATAGAAAAAATAGGGAATATTCATCCGGAAGTGTTAGAATTATTATATGAATTGTTTTCATTCAAAAGGGAACCAAATAGTTTGTTTGAAGAAGCTGAAAAAATAGTGGTTCGGCCATCCTTAGATGATTTATTCGATGAAAAAGTTCTCCAATTACCTGGTTCGAATGGTGAAATATATTGGGTTCCTTTATGGCATCATCATTTGGTTTTTGATAAATGTCATAATGAATGTGCTGACGATACCGACGATGAATATGGAGAAATAGTTGTAATGGTTGAACCAATATTACCAGAAAATATAAAAATGGATGAATATAATCATTTGTATGTATATGTGAATTTGAAAATGGGGGATATTTGGGAAAGTGAAAATATTCACGTAGATGTAGGAGGTAGGAAGTATAATATACCACGTGATAAATTAGTCATAAAGGAATTACAGCGATATACTATAAAAAAAATGGGTGTGCCTATGATTAATTATGACTCTATATATGACGCAACTCATAGAAGTGACGTCCATTTTCATATAAGAATATCTCTATAGGAAATAAGGTTGGATGAGAATTATCATAAAGGAATATTTATGATAATTTGAAAGAAATTTTCACCCGATGTGGGACTTGAACCCACGACCACTAGCTTAAAAGGCTAGCGCTCTACCGACTGAGCTAACCGAGTATAGGGGGATGGACAAAATGAGGCTCGAACTCATGACCTTTGGCTCATAAGACCAATGCTCTAACCAACTGAGCTATATGTCCAAAGGTTCTCTACTATGATAAAAAAAGGATTTCCCTTACCGGGGCTCGAACCCGGGTCTTAGCCTTGAAAGGGCCACATCCTAACCTCTAGACAATAAGGGAATATATTTATTTTTATTAATTATTTATTATTTATTATTTATTATTTATTATATTTCTATTTTTTATGATAGTTTATGCCGTAACCTTCTTTTTGACGACCTTCTTAACTACCTTTGGTGCTTCTGTAGCTGGAATAGTTTCGGTGACAACTGCTGGTTCCTTCACCTCATTCTCATCATCACTATCTTCAACTGTTGTTGAAATAGGAGCTGGAGCTGGAGCTGGAGCTGGAGCTGGCTCAGAATCCTCCTCTTCTTGTGAAGGAGGACTTGGGTCATCGCGGTCATCATTAAAATTCAAGTTGCTCGGGTTGAAATGACACTTACCACGAACAGTC